ATTAAAATCAAAGTTATTTGAAATGAACTGATCCAGTGAAGGATATTTCATTTCCATCATCAAGATATCATCAAGTTTAATTTGACGAGTGTGATCGTCATGCTTTTTCACTTGAATCTCATCCAATCCAATTGTGACTGGAACTTCAGTTACTCCATCATCAGGAGCAATCAAAGTAACCTCAAGTTCTTCTCCAACAGACTTTCCGCGAATGTTGAGGAAGAGATACTCAATATCAAATGTAGGAAGTTGTTCTACTTTAACTCCTTTCGTCTGAATACAGTTTTTCAGAACAGACTTAATTGCTGTTGTGATTTGCTTTGTATCCTCACTCTCCATCGCAAGGACAAGAAGTTTTTCTTCCTTGACTAGGAAAGGTCTGTATTGAATTGTCTGTCCAGTTGATGGCAATTCAAGATCATACTTGGGTGTAGCAATCTTTGGTAAAGGCATGATGTCCTATAGATGTATTTCAGTGTGATTATTTATTGAGGTTTTTTTAATTCCCGCGAGCAAAGTCTTGAAGTTCTTTTGCAAGTGGTCCAACAACTTTATCACCAACCTTTGCATCTTTAGAATAAAGTTGATCTTCTGTTCTGATAAATCCTCCACCCGATGCAGAATCATAAGAACCTTCTCCTTCAGGTCCAGTACTCTGAGTAACATTTTGTTGAACATCAGATGCGTTCTCTTGAGCGACTGGTGGTTCCTGAGTATTTGATTGATCAGGTTCTTGAGTTGGAACTGCAGTTTCAGGTGTTGCACTTGGACCCACTAATTCAGTGATAACATATCTTAAATATGTCATAGAGACAGTACACTTCAGAAGACCCGAAGAGTCATAACTCACTGGCATCGATGCCACAGAAATCGGATATGCTCCGACAAATGTGTACTCTAAACTATTTTTATAATCTCTCTCGAATTTTTTTATCTTTAGACCCTCGCATCTATATTCTTTCGGAAAATTCATTCTATAGTGATATCCAACATTCTTTAGGGTTCTATCTGAAGCATCAGCTCTAACTCCAGATTCACCTGTCACAAATCTCATCCATCTTTCAAAAAATCTAATTGGAGTATACTTCTCTGCATCCACATAAAAGGTAAAGTCTATCCTATCGTCATACATTCTTCTATGTGCATACCTCTCAGTCACACCAGTATGATCATTATTAATCTCAAAAGTTGCAATAGAAGAACCGGGAAGAGATGTTTCAGAGCAATTAATATTTAAAGTCTTCTGACCAATTCCACCAGCACCGACAACTCCTTCTAGCAAGCTTTTAAGATTACCCGCTCCCACAGGAATCTCTACCTCAAAATGAGACGTTAATGCTGGTTTAAGTATCTTATCTTTTAAACTAACGATGGTTGTTCCATCTTTAGATTTACCACCATAGGTTACTTGAGTAGGCATTTATAAATAGTTTTTACCTTATATATTATGTATGGCCGAAAGTATCAAGAGTAAATACAGACCGTCATTTCCTAGTAAATATAAGGGCGATCCTAACAATATTATATGCCGAAGTAGTTGGGAACGCAAGTTCTGTCGGTGGTGTGACATGAACGAGAACATTCTTCAATGGGGTAGTGAAGAGTTTCACATTCCTTATGTTTCTCCTCTTGATCGTAGGGTTCACAAATACTATCCAGACTTTATCATAAAGGTAAAAGAAAGTACAGGTCAAATTAAGACCTATGTGATTGAAGTTAAACCAAAGAAACAAACAAAACCACCTGCAAGGAGACAACGAGTTACTAAGTCGTATATCTATGAGTGTAAAACATGGGAAGTAAACCAAGCAAAGTGGAAAGCAGCAGTTGAATTTTGTGAAGATAGAAGGATTGAGTTTAAGATTATCACAGAAGACGAACTAGGTATCAAATGAACCGCATAGAACCTGTTATTGACGATCTTAAATCCGAGAAAGATATCGGAGAAAGAATGGAACTAATAATGTATGCACTGAATGATACTGTAACACCCATACCCGAAGAAGGTAACATCTGCACTTTCAAATACTATGCGAAGACTCCCAACATCGAATACGATCAACACCCATTAGTTGCAGTGACTGATATATTCTCTTGGGGATTTCGTGGTATTAACTTTCACTGGAGGGATTATAGACAATATACCTGGGAAGAATTGGGCACTCAAGTTTATATTGTCTATAGAGAAGAACTTGATGATTTGCTATCATTAAATTATACAAAACGAGTGCTAAATAAGTAAAAAAGTACCATATCTAATGGCATCAAAAACATCTGAACCAATTGTAGTTGATAGAGGAACTTCTGGTGGTAAGAGTTACTATGTTACTGATGTAACTACCCTTGCTGATGGTAGTGTTAAGAGAGAAACATATCGATCTGATGCTAAAGGAATTAAACAATCTAAAGTTCAAGAAGTAACCGTTGATAAAGATGGCAAACTAACTGACAATGTTTTATCTACTGCAAGCGTTGAGGAGCAAAGAGATTTAAGAAATCCAAACTCTCAACTTAGGAATGGTATTAGAAAACAAGTCGAATCCACTGCAGACGATCTTGCAGGTAGTAATATTGATGGAACAGATAAAGCAACAATTCAGAAAGCATCATTTGGTAGTGGAAACGCAGCGATAAATGATAACCAGGTTGCTGCTGCATCAAAACCAGCAGCAGATGCAGCAGCATCAAAGGGTGTTGACTTAACAAAAGGAGTAGACGCAGATAGGGATGGAACAAGAACACAATTTCCAACATTATCCCATCCAGAAGATCTTGGTACATCAAAACAAGATGTCATTCGTTTTGATATGATGGAGTATCAACCTCAAAAATTTCTACAAGGGGATCAAATAGGATTTGCAAGTCGTAGTATATCACGTAGTAGATCAATTGGATCAGTGACTCTTCCTATTCCTTCAGGAATTTCTGATCAAAACTCTGCGGAGTGGGGATCAAATTCGATGAATGCTCTTGATATTGCCAAAGCAGATATTGCATTATCAGCGATGCAAACCACAATTGATGGCGATGGGCCGATCAAAGGATTTGGAGAATCTGCAGGGAACTATCTCGATTTTATTAGAACGGCCCCAGGAGCATCAACCAAAGCTATACAATATGCTCTTGGTGCTGCAGCTGCAGGTGTTGAAGCAAATTCATTAATGTCAAGAACTACTGGTCAAGTTTTGAATCCAAACATGGAACTTTTATTTAAAGGTCCATCTTTGAGACCATTTCAATTTAAATTTACATTAGCACCTAGATCTAAAGAGGAAGCACTGACTGTAGTTTCTATTATTAGATTCTTCAAGCAAGGTAGTGCTCCTATAAGAAGTAAATCAAATCTTTTCTTGAAGACTCCACATACTTTCCAGATTCGTTACCTACATAGAGGTGAGAAAGCAGATGGTGGAACTGGTTTACACTTTAAATTAAATGCATTTAAAGAGTGTGCTCTTCAAAATGTTGGAGTAAACTATACGCCAACAGGAAATTATGCAACATATCAAGATGGCACAATGGTATCTTATGAGTTGACACTGGGATTTAGTGAACTGGAACCAATCTTCAATGATGATTATGGAATGGGCAACGGAAAAGAAGCAGACGAGGCAATAGGTTTCTAAAATGTCAAATTACTTCAGTCAACTACCAGATTTTGAATACGTCAGTAGACTTCCTGATTCCAGGATATCTGATTATATTCCTGTAAAAAATATTTTCATGAGAGGAAAACTCAGAGAAGATATTTTTCAGAATATTTCAGTATTCACCAAATATAAAATTATAGGTGATGATAGACCAGACAATGTTGCCTTTGAAATTTATGGAGATGCTAATCTAGATTGGTTAGTTCTAACATGTAATAACATTCTCAATGTATATGATGAATGGCCAATGAGTCAGTTTAATTACGAGAATTATCTGTTAGAAAAATATGAAACATATGAGAATATTAATGCAACTCATCACTATGAAACAACAGAAATTAAAAATACCGTTGGTGTTGTAGTTCTCCCCGCTGGATTAGAAGTTGATTCAGATTTTTCATTCTCATTCTATGACGAAAAAATAGGAGGAATGACAATAGTCAGTTCTCCAGTGACTGAAGTAACAAACTACATGTATGAGGATAAATTGCAAGAAGATAGAAGAAATATTTTTATATTAAAACCAAGATTCCTCAATGTAGTTAAGGATGATATGCAAGAAATGATGGAATATAAAAAAGGTTCCACTCAATATAAGAGTGAAACCTTAAAGACTGCAGATAATATTAGATTATTTCAGTAGACTATAATAAGTAGCAATTACAAGGAGAGTGAGGCACCCCCGCTCATAGGTCCATTTCATTCTTCAGCAAGTTTCTGGAAGTAGGACAGGGCATCATCTTCATCAGAGTCGGCAGACTTAGTTGGAGTGATGTCAGGAGCATTAAAGTCTGCTGCAGGTGCAGGAGCTTTACTTGACTCAAAGTTAGGAGAGAAAGATCCACGACCTTCACTCTCGTCTTCCAGTTCCTCATCAAAACGACGGGCAGGTGCTTTGGCACCAAGGACCATCTTCAGACGCTTGTCCAGATCCTCATAGGACTTGAACTGGTCAGCAGCAGTCAGAGCAGTCAGTGAATACTGCTTCTTCCACAATGCTTCCAGTGCATCGTCATCATCAAGGAGAGGAGTAGGTGCTGCGAACTCAGAAGAATCATAGTTCCAGTAACCAGCAACCTTCTTCAGTTTGAGTTTGAAGTTGGCACCTTCCCAGAAATCAAAAGGATTGATGGCAGTCTCATCCTCATACTCAGGTTGCATTGCTTCCATGATCTTGTCAAAGATCTTCTTACCAAACTTGTAAAGGAAGACACGACCCTCGTTCTGAGGATTTGCTTTGTCCTGCACAACATAGATGTTGGCATAGTAGGACAATTTGCGTTTCTGCTTACGGACTGTATCCTTATCAGAATCAAGACCACTGT